GTTCTGGATCAAAGTGTATTCACTAATGATCCAGTGGCATTTACTGTCACTGATAATTACAGTACAGCAAATCTTGTAGTTAATCTAGCGTTAACAGGTAACACACTGACATCTAACGTCTATAATGCCAGCAACGTCTATAGTACTAATACTGCACTATATGACAATAGAACAGAGTATATCTACAGCACTGATTTACCTACTGCGGGATATGTTAATTTAAATGACATAGATCATCAGGTGTTTGACATTACTACATTAACCACTGTAGCTAATTTATCAATAGCTGACAAAATCTGGGTTGCTAAAGATTTTAATTCTACCTGGAATGTTTTAAGAGTCACTGGCACAGGACTGACAGCTAACCTTATCACTTACAATCTTGATAATTATGCTACTATAACATTCAACAACACACACAGTTTTGTGTCGGGCGACCATTTTGTATTAAAAGATTTCAGCGTATACTATGACAGCATTTATACTATCGTCACAGTGCCTAATGTAAATTCTGTAGTGGTTGCAATCAGTAATGTTACAGCACTGATAAATTCAGTAGGATCAGTGACGGGCGCAGGTAATGTCTATACATTAAACTCACAGGTGGTTAATACCGATGCTAACATAGGATCTGCAACTCCGTACGGCGGTTGGTTAACAGGTGACAGACAGTGGGTAAATGTTGATACAGCCGCGGGTGCCACTGGGTGGGCAGTGTATGAATATAATGCATTGACCTTTACTTGGTCTAGAACTAGACAACAAGAACCGCGAGTTGATATTACGACTGTTGGAAGAACTTTCTTGTTTGATAAAACAGATAATGTTATTTCATCGGTACTAGACATATACGATCCTAATAAAGCTAAAGTATTATCAATTGCTGGTAGCGAGATTGACTACTTGTCTGTATTTGATCCGGCTGCGTACAACCAAGGTAATCTTCAAATATCTGCTGGCTACCATTGGGGCCCGCAACAAGTAGGTAAGATCTGGTGGAATCTAGACAGCATACGCTACATAGACTACGAGCAAAGCGATATTATCTATAGATTAGCCCATTGGGGAGAACAATTTCCGGGAAGCTCAATACAAGTCTATGAATGGGTCAAGAGCCCTGTGCCACCTAGCCAGTATGCGGCTGTAGTAGGCGATGGAGTGCCTTTATACACTAACGACGCAGCTTATTCGACTTATGGATATTCGGGGGCGACTGGTACATTTAACTATTATTTCTGGGTCACAGGTAAAACATCAGTAGCACCGATTAAGAATTCTAGCGTTTATGCTATTGCCAGTATATTATCAAATCCGCAGGCCCAGGGTATCCCGTATGCAACTGTTTTAAGCAACAATACACTGGCCTTGTTTAACGTAAAACAACAACTAACTGGTACTAATACTATAGTGCAGCTCGGTAAAGCATCTAATAATTCGGGAGTGATACATTCCGAGTATACGCTAGTCCAGGAAAATAACCCCGAAAGCATCATTCCTGCAAATATAGAAAATAAATTAATTGATAGTTTGTCGGGCCAAGACAGCGCAGGAAATCCTGTGCCCGATCCAGCGCTACCAATTTCTCAGGCTTATGGTATCAGTATTAGACCTAGACAAAGCATGTTTATAAATCAATCTCTTGCATTGTTGAATTATATAACATTTGTTAACGCTGTTCTATCGTCTTATCCGACAACAGAAAGAAAATTGATGACATTGTTAAACAGCGAAGAATCTGTGCCTAACCCGCTGTTTAATTTATACAATCGTGTAGTTAATACTTATAGCGAATTACCTTATATTGACACAACAGCAATCGCAACAGGGTATAATATACTAGTATTAGATGACAGTACACAGAATTCGCGTTGGTCGATTTATACGTGGAACACACCTGTTGCCGGTCAATGGAATTTAACAAGGGTACAGAGTTATAAAACTAATCTTTATTGGAATTATGCAGATTGGTATGAAACAGGGTATGATTACACTGTGTCACCAGATCTAACGGTTGCAGATAAATTAGCGTTTGGTAAATTAACATTGACACCCAACACGTATGTTAAAATACTAAACAATGGAAACAATCAGTTTGTTGTCTATTATATTGATGCTAATCTCTTTCGTACGTTAGTCGGCGTACAAAACGGAACAGTACAGATATCTACTGGTGCTATTCCTGCTCTAGAACTAAGACAGATATTGCTAGCAGTACAAACACAATTATTCGTTGACGATCTTGCGATAGATTATAATCAACTGTTCTTCCTAATGATCAAATACGCCTTATCAGAACAGAAGAATATCGACTGGGCGTTTAAAACCAGTTTTATTTCAGCTACACAAAATATAAGACAATTATACCAATATCCTGCTTATATAGCAGATAATCAAAGCTACTATCAAGACTACATCGACGAGGTAAAACCTTATAGGAGTGTAATCAGGGAATTTATCGTTGACTATCAAGGAACTGATCAATATTCAGGTGATGCCACAGACTTTGACCTACAGCCTTACTGGGACACAAATCTACAAATTTATCGTAGTCCCAATGGTGAACAGTCTTATGATGCTAATTTATTTGCTAGCACAACATATCTAGAATGGGCTAATAATTATCAATATAGAGTAGTAGACATACAGATAGAAAATCCCGGCACCGGATTCATATTTCCGCCGGATGTTATTGTATCAGGTGGTGGTGGATCAGGGGTAGTAGCAACAGCCGCTATAGATGGGCTAGGGGGACTATCCGACATAACTATATCTAATCCTGGATCGGGATTTACTTCTACCCCATCTGTGACATTAAATGGCACGGGATCGGGCGCAATCTTAAAACCAATATTGCGGCAGGTTTACGATAACGGTAATACTGGGCATAACTTAATTAGAAGTATAAGCTCCACTATTAAATTTGACAGGATTAATTATACCAACTCTAATGTATTTGTTGCTTGGGCGTCCTTGACTTCCGCAGACGCAGGTAATGTTATCCCGGCTGGTACAATAATTAAGTTAGATAATCAATTATATACACTATCTAATAGTTATGTTATTGACGCTAACATCACATGGCCCGGGGCAGGTAATGTAACTGCTATCAATTACAGTTCGTTTGATAATGCCAATGACAGGATCATTGCCAGCCAAGGAAACATCAATTTAACACTGACACAACCGGGATTAAGTTATGGTGGTGTTATAGTTGATGCCAACACATTTGTAGGCAACGTATTTGATACTACTATACAGAGTTTTTACAGTAATGTATTTGGTGTAAACCCCAATGATCTAACTGTAGACGGCGGCGCATACGTCAGTAGATACAGCAGCTACGCTCCCGAAGAGTTAGTGCCAGGGCGAATGTTTGACACATTAGATTTTATGGTATTTGATACTAATCAATTATCTTTTAGAATTTTTAACAATTACGCAGGTAATCTAGATTTCCGTAGGATAGCCAGTGCAAATATTACCAGCTTAACTGCTAATCTTAATTTAACTGATACTTCAATATCAGTGGCAGATGCTGCTCGTTTACCTCTGCCGGATCCTGCACAGAATCAGCCGGGTGTGATATATATTAACGGTGAAAAGATAGTGTATTGGAGAAACTATGCATTAGAAATGCCAACTGCGTGGGCAGCTAATTTGCTAGTCCCTGCAAATACCTTACTGTCTTATACCAGTAATTTATATATAACCACTGGTAACGTATTTGATTTAGGAGGTACGTTTGCAAATGTTTCTTCAAACGTCGCATCGGTGCAGGCAAACACATTAGCGCAGATACGACGTGCAGTTGATATGACATCACCAGCTGATGTTCATTTAGTAGGCAGTTTAGTAATAGATTCTAGCCAGCAACAGTTGATACCTAATAGCTACACCTATACTGGATATACCGCTACTAATTTATACACAACGACAGATACAGTTAGTTATATTTTATCGATGACTGGTAACATATCAGCTAATATCAACGATCAATTGACACAGGTTTCTACAGCACCAAATTGGCAGGCCAATTATGCTAGTTTAGTTGGTAGTTATGTTTTCTATAGCGGTAATACTTACACAGTAACAGGTAATGTCTACGGCGCTAATTTTACTGATAGCAGTGTACAGGCAAATGTTGCTTATGCGTTTGCAGGAAATACCTACACATCAGCTGAGTTACGTGTGTTAGATTCTGTAACAAACAGTTTGAATGTAGCAGTACAATTAATATCAGGGAATATACAAGGTTTACCTGATGAATACGACAATCCGGTAGGATTTGATATAGCAGAATTTGACAATGTTGCGGGAACTATCTATATCAATGGAGTTCCTACCACTGCATATGCTGTTAGATTATCCGTTCTTGGTTTAGTTAACGGTATCGGCCAAGCGAGTGTACTATTAAACACCGAAGTACAAAAATCAAACGTTTGGTACAGTCCGGGAGCAGGTACTATAACCAATAGATTAGGATTAATTAATAGTACAACTGAACAGGCAAATTTCCTAAAATCTAGTTTAGGAATTACTCCACCTCCGGGTATATTAACATGATAAATAATGATAAATCGCAGTTCCCAGTAAAAAAAACTGATCTTAAAGAGGAAAAACCAGTGCAATCGCCCAGAGATAAAAAAGATGAGTCCGCAGGTATATATGTGCGAGGTCATATAAAAATATTTGATCCAGAATCTGGAAAAATATACATAGACAAACCCAACGCTATCCATTACGAAAATTTTAGTCAGGCGCTTGCTTATAGCATTGCCAACAAAGGACAAAATTTTATATACGAAATGCATTTTGGCAATGGTGGGACCAGTGTAGATCCTACTGGTGTTATAACTTATCTGCCTACAAACACCGTTGGACAGAATACCAATTTATATAATCCTACATATAGCAAAATTATTGATAATACTTCTGTATTAAATCCTGATCCTGCTAATAATAAGATGACAGTTACTCATGTGCCTGGTACAGTATACACTGATATACTAGTTACCTGTCTATTAGACTACGGTGAACCTGCAGGTCAGGCGTTGTTTGATAACAGCCAAAATTTAAATGGTGCTTATGTATTTGATGAATTAGGACTAGTAGGCAGAAGCACTGACGGCACTTCTGGATTACTCAGCACAGGACCATTACTAACACATGTAGTGTTCATGCCAGTACAGAAATCATTGAATAGATTGATACAGATAGAATATACAGTGAGAATACAGACACTGACTAATTTAACTGCTGTTGGATAATAAAATATGAGCTATGTAATAAATCAGACTAACGGATCAGTACTCACAACTGTATTAGATGGTACAGTTGATAACACCACTGGCTTGACACTGATCGGCCGTAACTATATCAACTATGGTACAGCACAGAATGATAATTTTGTTAGACTAGTGGAAAATTTTGCTAACAACACCCCGCCGACACAGATAACAGGTGCCACTAAAGTATTAACCGGGACACTCTGGTATGATACGGCTAATAATTTACTAAAAGTTTACGACGGGTTGAATTTTAATCCAGTGAGCCAACGCATGGTATCCTCTACCCAACCTACAGCGAAGAATATTGGCGATCAATGGTGGAATAGTACAGATCAACAGTTGTTTTCTTGGACCGGGGCAAACTGGTTGCTGACGGGTCCAGCTTATACCGCCTCTCAAGGAAAGAGCGGAGTATTTGTTGAACAGATCGCTGATACCAATAATAATAGTCATACAGTAGTTAACAAGTACACTAACGGAAATCTAGTATCTACAGAAAGCTACGACAGCTTTCAGCCCACTGGGCTTAACTATAATGGATTTACTCAAATATCCAATGGTCTATCAGTAGGCAATAATGTGATCGTTGGCCAGAGTCTAACAGTTAATAATCAAACAAATTTAAGCTCTGTGGCTATAAATGGCAATCTATATGTGGCGACTCCTGCTGGATCAGGGACACTTATAAATCTTGCTGCTACTAATAGCTATGACTTAGGCACAGCAACAGATGTATTTAGAGATCTATATCTCGGAAGGAATCTTGCATTTACTGGTGCAAACATAAGCTATAGTAATTATTCTTTAGCGATGCAAAATTTTTCTTTACTGGGTAATATTGATTTATATATAAACTCTGGATCGTTTGGAAATATTAGTGCATTACACATCAGTGGGCTAACAGGACGGGTAACTGTTATTGGTGATCCTTTACAGTACAATGATGTAGCAAATAAAAATTATGTTGATAACAATATCATAACTTTAACAAATTATGTTAATAGCCAAGATTCAAATTTACAAGCACTTATAGCATCAGTTTCAAATTCGCAAACAGCAAATTTAAATTTAGCTGTTAACTCTGTAGATACAAATGTTAACAGTTTATCAAGTTCTGTTGATTCGAGATTCCAGCTAGCTAATTTATCTATATCAAACTTACAAGCAAACGCAATTTCTCAAGAAAACGAGATAATAAATTTAAATACTTATGTTAATAATGTAGCCAATAGTGTAAGTTATGCTAATATCTACCAAACAAATAATATTAATACTCAGATAGCGATTATTAATTCTAATATTAATTTAGTAAACAATAATCTAACAAACAGTATAAATTCTTTAGCTGCAACAACTGCGACTAATTTATCTAATGCCGTAGCTCCATTGGCTCCTCTTGCTAGTCCTGCATTTACCGGAGTCCCGAGTGCACCTACACCATCGCCTACAGATACTAGCACAAAAATTGCAACTACAGCATTTGTAGCGGGAGCTATTGGCACTACGATTTCTAATATATTTCCTCCTTCTTCGTTCGCTAATACTCCTGCATTTACTGTTTCCGCTAGTGCACCTTCGGGAGGTAAGAGCGGTGACATCTGGTTCCAGATAGGATAAACGATGTCATCTAGTACACGCGGAATTTATGTAAATCGCAATGGGGTGTGGCATCCTGTTGAAATTCCATCTGTAAATGTCAACGGTCAATGGAAAGACATAACTAAAGCCTACTATAACAATAACGGTACATGGCAACAATTCTTCCCTCCCACTGGCTCATTAGCCTATACCAGCCCGGGAGTATATTATTTTACAGTACCACCGGGTATATTTCAAATAACAGCGACAGTTATTGGTGCAGGTGGTGGCGGTGGCGGAGCAATACTATCCGGCGACAAACACGGCGGCGGCAATGGCGGATCTGGTGGATATGTTACTAATCAAACAATAGCTACAGTGCCAAATCAAAATTTGGCAATAATAGTTGGTGCAGGTGGGCCGCATGGTGGCGGTGATCTTTCCGCATATCTTAACGGCCCCGGAGTGACCAATGGCGGTATTGGTGGAGCATCATATATTTCAATCGGCGGTGTTATACAGGTCGAAGCCACTGGTGGCAACGGAGGATGGGGATCAATCGGGGATAATCCACCAGGCGGTCCAAGCTATACCCCATTTAACGGATTACCAGGTGGTGCAGCAGGATCGCCCAACGGTGTTGCTGGAACACAAGTTGCTAACTGGATGGAAAACAGAAATACAGCCGGGCAAGGGGCACAGGCAGTTAACGGTACAGGCTACGGCAGTGGTGGCATTGGTGAAGATGCAGTTGGCAGTCAAGGGGCTATAATCCCTGGAGGGTCAGCATCTTCGGGGCAGGACGGAGCAGTATTTATATCTTATTAAAACGGTAAATATAAGATAACGGACGAGAAATATGTCATATACCATATTAAAAAGCGATGGAACACTATTAACAACTATTGCAGATGGCACTGCTGATAACACCACCGGCCTTACTCTGCCTGGTCCCAACTATGTTGGCTATGGACTAAACTTAGACGAGAATTTAGTAAAATTATTAGAAAATTTTGCTGCCAATACAGCACCTGCTGGAAATAACCTCGAAGGACAGCTTTGGTTTAATAAAAGTAGTCAGACATTAAATGTTTTTACTAATCAAGGCTACTTACCAGTATCCGGTATTACTCTTAGTACCAGTCAACCATTGACTGCTAACGCTGGTAATATATGGTTTGACACAGCAACAAATCAACTGTATTTGTACGATGGCAACAATTTTAATCTTATTGGTCCTAATTATACAAAAAATCAAGGTGTATCGGGTGCTATTCCTGTAACAGTTAACGATGCTAGTACCAGCGGACTTACACACAACATCTTACAATTACAATTTGGTGGTACAGTATTAGCTATATTCAGTTCAGATACAGAATTTTTACCTAGTCCGCCTATAGCTGGATTTCCGAGAATCTACCCAGGATTAACAATTAATAATAGTTATTTTCCTGGATCAAATCAATTCTATACTAACGCTAACGCAGCTGCTTATATACCAACAGATCCTACGATATTAGATATTGAATCAAATATTAATCTATTATCGGGAAATTTATCTAGCTTTAGCACATATGCAAATGCTAGTGTACAACAGGCAAATATCGATTTAACTAATTATATTAACAGCGAAATAACGATCGTTAATAATCTAATAGATTCTAGTGTTGCAAATTTGAATGCCACTGCTAATGCTATTGTAGCTAACACACAAATATATGTCGATAATTTAACTGCAAATTTAAATGCAGTTTATAATAATCTGTTGGCTAATATCTCTACTATTGACAGCGGATTAGCTGGAGTCACTGTTGCATGGACAGCGAATGCTGCTAACCAACAAGTAGAAATCAATTCTTTAATTTCTGGAGCATATACAAATAGTAATGTTGCCAGTTATTTACCCGCATACAATGGTCCTATTGCTGCTAGCGTAGTTACTGCCACTACATTACCTTATAACACTAGCAATACTGCTCTAGCAACTACTGCATTTGTGCAGAGTGTATTACCGCGTGGTATGATTGTTATGTGGGGCGGAACTATAGTAAATATACCGGTAGGCTGGCAATTGTGCGATGGTTCCAACGGAACTCCTGACTTAAGAAATCAATTTATTATGGGAGCAGGATCTGCTTATAATCCAGGACAAACTGGCGGATCCGGGTCTGCATCTTTTTCGATTGGAACTAGCAATTTACCTGCACATTCGCACAGTTTTAGCGGCACAGGCACAGCATCGGGCACTACTGCTACATCTTTTGCTAACCTATACGATCCAACTCACGTGCACACTGTAAATCAGCGTGCTGGCGCAGTAACAGATAACGGAACATCTGGTGGCGGCGGTGCACTACAAGGTAACGGCCCTTTGGCATCATACGGGGTAACTCTAAATCCTGCTTCTACTGGGATCAGCGATACTGGGCATACGCACTCTTTCAGTGCCAGCGTCACAGTATCGGGCACAACAGGCACAACAGGATCAGGAACACCAATTTCAGTAGCAACAGTACCTCCGTTCTATGCACTAGCATACATACAGAAGATGTACTAAACTGATAATGAATATATATGCATAAATATAAGAAACAAGGATAGACCATGGCATATACAATTAATCTTACAAACGGAACGACGCTAGTCCCAGGCGGGTTAAGCGACGGAACGATCGATAATACTCACTCTAGTCTTACACTTATCGGTAGAGATTATGCAGGTTACGGGCAATTCCTTAACGAAAACTTCGTTTATTTACTAGAAAATTTTGCCAACACTAGCGGCCCGGCCAATCCTCTAAAGGGCCAACTTTGGTGGGATACTACTAACAATATTCTTAGAGTTTGGTCAGGTAGCAGCTGGAAAATTTCCACTGGCGCTACATCAGCACCTTACAGCAGTCCACCTACAGATTTGAGCGCGTTAGGCGGTGATTTATGGTTTGATACGACCAATCAACAGCTAAAAGTCTATTCGGGCACTACATGGATAACAGTTGGCCCGGCTGCTACTACTGCTACTGGTAACTCTGGTGCAGTACCGGCACTGGTAACAGATACGTCTGCAGGCACGCACGTGGTAGTAGAAATATTGATAAACGGTACAGTTTATGCGATATTTTCAAAAGACACCTTTTCAAGTGCATTAGCAGGTTTCGCTACTATACGTGCTGGATTGAACTTTAGCACTATCGCAAGCCCAACTTGGGGATTGAGCACACAAGATATAAATGCTACTCCTAATACGCTAGTACAACGAGATGGATCTTCGGGGATCGCAGTCGGTCCAGTAACCGCTACAACAGTTACTGCTGGTACAATAACAGCCAGTACTTTAAACAGTACTGCATTCAGTGGTAATTTAGTTGGTAATGTTACTGCCACAAGCATAACTGCTAGCACAATCAATACTCAAGGTATCAATGCAACTTCTGGCTATACCGGAACTATACTAACAGCCAGCCAACCTAATATCACCTCAGTCGGTAATTTAACAGTACTAAACGTTTCGGGCACAGGTGGCACGACTAACATTTACGGCCTGGCCAAATACAATGGGGTAGAAATCGCCACGATTGGCGGAACCGCTAGTTTTAGCAGTATCAATAATACCCCGATAGGAAATGCTACACCAAGCACAGGCGCATTTACTACATTATCGGTAACAACCAGTTTAACACCAACTTCTAACGCAGTAGTAAATTTAGGTAGTGCAACAGCCTGGTGGAATAATATATACGGAACCGCAGTGCATGCACAATATGCTGACTTAGCAGAACGCTATGCCAGTGATGTTGCATACCCGGCTGGTACGGTAGTAGAATTAGGTGGCGCAGCAGAAATCACCGCTGTGACAGCAGAATTAAGCGATAATGTCTTTGGAGTGATAAGTACAAGTGCTGCCTATCTGATGAATTCAACAGCAGGCAACGATTTAACACACCCAGCAGTGGCACTGTCAGGTCGTGTACCGGTAAGAGTAACTGGCATAATATCAAAAGGTGATAGATTAGTCAGTGCCGGAAATGGACTAGCAAGATCTGCTCAAGCAGCAGAAATCACACCATTCAACGTTATTGGGCGTAGTTTGGTTGACAAGACTGATACTGGTGAAGGTATAATAGAAGCAATAGTAAGAATCAACATCTAAGGAATAGATAATGGCATATGCACAAGGTGGGCTGATCGCAGCCACAGATTATAATGGTTTTGTAGGTCCAGACCCTAGTACTACAGCAGGACAGTTAAATGCTGTATGGGCAACAGGGAATGGTCAATATGGATACGGACAAACTCCGGTGGCACAATCTGCTGCTACAGCAGGATTAGTAACAGCTACACAATGGTCTACATTAATCAATACTCTTAACAATGTAAATGCACACCAGTCTGGTTCGGGCACAGGTATCAGTGCTGTAACAACCGGATCAACTATAGCGTACCTAAGTACTCTTAGCACCAGTTTAAGCACTATCTACACGAACCATTTAAACTTTGCTAGTCAAGGTAGCACCTTAGCTGGCGCAACATTTAGTCCTAATTTTACTGTAGCCGATACAGCCAGCGCAGAGACATGGACATTCACACGTACTGTGACTTTTGCGTCTGGTGATGCTGCACGTTATTTCTTTAATGCAGGTGGGCAACTAAATTTTGTAACGATCAGTGCAACTAACAATGATGGTACAAGTCGATCAGGAGATTGGGTCACATTAATTGCTACTAATTTAGGTAGTATCAATGCTATCCGTGCTACAACTAACGGAGGTATTGGCGGCACTGGTGGCACGATTAACACAAATAATACCTCTTTTGGTTACTATAACGGCACAACTACCTCTACTATTACAAAACAGATTACCAGTACTACATCGTTGTATACAGGTGATTATATCACCGTAGGATTCCGAAACAGCGCAGCCAATGCTTCAGGACACGGTGACAATGGTACTACATTCTATCTAGACTTTACTGTATATAGTGCTGCACGAACAGATCCAACTTTAGGTGCAGTGTTTAATGATAGTATCAATGTAACATGGAATCACAGGATTGATATAGTATATCCTGAAACTACATATTTAGCCAGTTCATGGGGAACACCAACCATTACCTAATACTATTAGGTTGACAAACAAGGTGTAGACAGTATAAAATTACAGTCTACACCTTTTTTATTGACTATGACTAACATCGAAAAAATAGTAACAACTGTTAAACGGGCAACTGATTATCAAATTAATAAACGTATCCTCAAAGAAAAGATCGAAATAGATCTGCATTTTGCATACGCTGGTGGGCTGTTTCGTGCCGGACCGGAACTCATTGTCTTTGCTTCGTTGTGGACAGATAGTCCGTTGTATATTGAAGATACATATCAAAACCCTGTTGAGATCGCTGATCCAAAAGAGTTTGAGACAGTCGCTAGAGAACATTATCAAAAAGTTATGAATCGTTGGCATCAACAACATGAAGAACTCAAACGCATACGCAAGGTCTAATACGGGCATAGTCATTTATGCGTTCAACACCGACGCTGTTGACTATGTAAAGATAGCAGATAGGTCAGCTAGTGTAGCTAGAAAAACATTAAACCTACCGGTGACACTAATCACAGATAAAACAGCCAATCCTGAGTTTGACTATGATAGCGTAAAATTAATAGATACTCCTGTAGATACCTATAGATTAAATTCTGAACTTAAAGAAACTGTCTGGCGTAATCGCGGTAGATCTACAGTCTACCATCACAGCCCATACGATACAACTATACTAATAGATTCCGATTATCTTATATTAGATGATAGTTTAACTAAGCTATTAGATTTAGATATGGATTATCTTGTTTACGACAGAGTAGATTCTGACACCGGTATCGACAGATTCATGGGTGCAACCAGTATTCCATTTATTTGGGCTACTGTTTGCGTATTTCGTAAGACTAGTTTAGCAGAGCAATTTTTTGATCTAGTGGGACGAATTGAACGCAATTACAATTACTATAGGTTGTTATATAATATTAGAGAAGGCAACTATCGCAACGACTATGCATTTACTATCGCAGACAATGTACTAAATGGTTACAGTAAAGACAAACGTCGATATATACCGTGGCCTATGAATTTAATAACTAAAAATATATCGAGCGTAGCGGTTGGTAGTTTTGTTAATATAAAACACGAAGATCATGCCATAGTGAGACCATTACAAGATTTACATATACTAGACAAGCAATATTTACTCAGTGAAGAATTTGGCAGGATAGTGGAGGTTTTAGGTGAGCCAACATAAAGAACAACAGGGATACGTTACATTCGCGCATAACACACCGGAAGTCAACTATTTAGAATTGGCTTATCTACAGTGTCTGAATATCAAATGTACACAGCAGATAAATAGTTATGCAGTGATAGTTGATCAAAAAACTTTAGAGTCTGTTGAACAACGACACAGAGATGTATTTGATTATATCATACCAGTAGACCATGACTATAACCGTCCCGAAGACAATTATTATTTTGGCAACGAGCATCAGGTATTTAAATTAACCCCATTTAAAGAAACAGTAAAGTTAGAAAGTGACCTGTTGTTTACACGCAGCATAGATCATTGGTGGACTGCTTTCAGATTAAAAAATGTTTGCTTGAGCACAGGTGCACGTACATTTCTTGGTATCAATTTTACTATTAGAAAATATAGAGAACTATTTGATGCTAACGAATTGCCGGATGTCTATAATGGATTGATGTACTTTCGTTACAGCCAAGAAGCTGCAGTATTTTTCGACACAGCAAGATACATACTGTTCAATTGGCAATATGTGCGCACAGGTCTTAAAAACTGTTTAGAAGAATACCCCAGCACAGATGTACTCTATGGATTAACAGCATTAATGGTAGGTAAGGAGATGTGCACCATGCCCAGTCTAGATTTTTTAAATTTTGTGCATATGAAGTCGGCGGGCAATGGATGGAGTGACAACCGCAACTGGCTAGAAACTGTCATGCACGAACAAGACGGTGACATCGTTAGGATCAACAACATTAACCAATATCATCCGGTACACTATCACGATAAGCAATTTGCTACACGAGAATTGATCGAATATTATGAGCGAAGAAGAACTGAATTTTTGGCAGGAAGTTGAGCAACTGACTCGGCCTGTTAAATCTCTTGATTTAGAATATAGATTACACTATAATGAGTTGGGTGAGATATATCTCTGTACAATGACTGATCACCTGGAAAATAACAACTACCTAGTGGTTGATAAAGATACATACGAAAACTATTTTCGATATCGTGTAGAGAACAGACAGCTCAAAAAAATCGAGCATGACAGCGGTTATCGTGTACAATTACATAAAGCCGATCGTGGTTTTTCTGTAGTTAAGAATCATGCAGGCCTGTTATTAGAGCAAAATGAAAAATATACAGATATGGAGTATTATGCGAGAAATAATTGATGTAGCTGATTTATCTTGTATCTATCTTAGCTACGATGAACCAAAAAAAGAAGAGTTTTGGGTCAAGATACAGAATATGGTACCTTGGGCACAGCGTGTAGACGGAGTCAAAGGATCAGATGCAGCGCATAAAGCAGCAGCCGATGCTAGCGACACTGATCGTTTCGTTTTAATTGATGGTGACAATATACCCGATCCTGCCTTTTTTAATCTACAGTTAGAGTTAGACGACAGCAATCGTGATTGTGTGTTCCGTTGGCGTGCACGCAATACGATCAATGGATTGATGTATGGCAATGGTGGCATGAGTTGCTGGACTAAAGATTTTGTCTATAATATGAAGACACATGAAGCAACGGATGGCTCAGCTGAAAATGATGTAGAGTTTTGCTTTTATCCTAACTATTGGGCCATGCACGATTGTTACAGCACTACATATCCTAATGGTACAGAATTCCAGGCCTGGCGTGCAGGATTCCGTGAAGGTGTTAAGATGTGTCTTGATCGAGGTGCCAAACCCACTGTCACTGAATTTGAACAGCGTGTACACAGTCGCAATTATGATCATTTATGTATCTGGCAGACAGTGGGTCACGATGCGGAAAACGGCGCCTGGGCTATCTATGGTGCAAGATTGGGCACATATATGACCATGCTTACAGACTGGGATTATCGGCAGGTACAGGATTTTGACCACTTGGCAGAACTATGGCAACAGTATCAGGATACTGATCTAACTACAGAGATATTTCGTTTAGGCAATCAATTGCGTACACAGTTAGGTTTGCCAATAGCGGAAATGGATTCTCTTAATAGCAGATTTTTTAAACAACACTATAAAAGCCAGTTTATTAACAAAGGGCCAATGGTGCGAGAATGAGTTTATATGTATTCGGCGATAGTTTTTCCACTCCGGGGTTCTGTGTTGAACCTAAAGATAGTTTTTGGGGAGCAACCGGCAAAGATCTCGGTGTAGATAAAGTAGTTAACTATAGCCATTTGGGATACAGCTTTGATCAAATTATCCATCTTCTATGTAACGAACAGTTTGATTTCCGAGATAGTTATTTTTTAATTGGCATTCCACCAATCGAACGTCTGGCATTTTTTGAGGATTCTGTGAATTTAAAAAAACAACCAGCTAGAACATTTGACGCAGATTTCGAGCAAACCAGCATAACCACAGACTGTGTCAACGGATTAAATCAATACGAATACATTGAGATCTTTGACAAGGAAAAGAAATTTCTCAGTAAATATAATTATCAGTGGACAGAAATACAAACCTGTGATAAGATATTATTGTTGCATGGGTATCTTAAATACCAACAGGCCAAATTTATTATCACGAATTTGTTTGTGCCTTTTCGTTACGATGATCAATGGCCTCTTTCACGGTCAGTGATGTCCCAGTTAAAACAACTTAAAGAGTGTGTATTGTTTGATGATACTTATTATAGCGTTAATGCCGAAGATAAGATACAATCAGTTGATAGAGAGCCGGGAAATTATATGGGGCACCACGGAGCAAAAGGAAACGCTAATTGGTACAATAAGGTTATAAGACCTAAAATGGAAGAATTAGGATGGTTATAGGATTTTACGAGCTAGAATTAGAAAATGACAGATTGTTAAATCCTCTGCCTTTTATAAAATTCTGTATAGACAATCAACATCAAGACGTGGTTATTCAGGTCAACAATGAAGGTCATTGCTTACGATTTACCGGTATCTATGATATACTGGATATGTTTAGATTCAATAGCGTTACCCTCAAAACCTGGAATAAACTTGAAAAACACGACAAATATACTATTGATCACACTAAATGGGATCACTGGCTTACAAGGACTGATGGGTATGATCTAGAATTTGACTACACCTGGACCGGAGATAAAATCTTTGGATGTTTTTATGGACGCCCGAGTGCTCCACGGTTAGGTATAGCCGCATATCTACATCTATATTATCGTGACAAATCTTTGATTAAGATAAAATTTAGTGATGCCACTGAGGATACAAGAAAACTATTTGATCTTGAAAGACTGTATTCCTGGGATTCAAAGTTGATCAAAAATATCCCAGATTTAATTTTAACATACAACAACGACAGTGACTACATAAAAGGAAAATGGCAAACTGAGAATCCTATCAATTATCTTTATAAAGACATTTTTATCGATCTAGTTAGCGAACCAGTATGCAAAGGCATATCTTTTTATCCTACAGAAAAGATTACAAGACCGCTGTTATTTAAAAAACCTTTTATAGTTATGGCATCTAAGAATTACTTGATCTACCTGAGACAATTAGGTTTTAAAACTTTCCATGATTTTTGGGATGAGGATTATGATGGTTATGACGGAAAAGAAAGATATCAACGGATACTGCAACTCATTGATACACTTTCAAAGACTGATATAGTCAGCATATCCAACGATAAAAAGTTTAATGACATATTGATACACAATCGATACATACTATTAAATCATCTCTATTCTAAGGACATACACTGTGTCAACTAAACCTGTATTGCCTTTTGTGGAAATGATGGTCACACAAGCATGCAATCTAAGTTGTCATGGTTGTACAAATTACAGTGATTTAGCGCATTCGGGCTATCTAACCTGGGAGGAGGGAAAGGATCAAATACTACCCTGGTTAGAAAGAGTTGATATACCCGATTTTGGAATACTCGGTGGAGAACCATTGATGAATCCCGGGATAATTGATTGGTTAACGGGCCTAAGAAAATTGATGCCCGACACCCAGATTCGTTTTACTACCAATGGTCTGTTATTACATAAGAATTTAGAAATACTAGATATCATGCAGGATCTAGGAAATATAGTTTTCAAGATAGCAGTGCACGAAAACAATACAGACCTTGAAAATATCATACAGAAAGTGTTTGACAGATTCGCATGGGAACCTGTGGCCGAGTTTGGGATTGACCGATTTAAAACAAAAAATAACCTACGATTTTATGTACGCCGCCCTGACATATTCTATAAAACTTATCTCGGCACCTACGATAATATGCGACCTCATAACAGTGATCCTGTACAGGCCATAGAAATATGTTGTCAACGCTACTGTCCTTTATTATATAAAAATAAAATTTACAAATGCAGTACCGGTGGTCTATTAGAAGAAACCTTGTCTAGATTTGGATTTCCTAACAGAGAGGAATGGGCACCATATATACCTAAAGGATTATCCCTTGACTGTTCTGATAACGAACTCAGTGACTTCTTAGATAATTTTGGAAAACCGGATACTATTTGTGGCCAGTGTCCTACAGCCAAAGATACAGGGTCGGCGATTATACATTTGGAAAATGTATCAAGGAAGAAAATAAAATGAATGTACAAACACTGGACAGGAAAATATGGAGTAAAGAGTTAGTTACCGAATATCTCAATGAGTGTTACTATAAGGATATTGATGCAGTCATTGATTTTACTCCCGAAGGAAGCTGTGCAACATCTCTAGGCATGTACAGGTTGTTAGATGGATTCTGTGAACGCAGAGGATACGATAAAGAAAGAATTACTATAATCACCGGTAATATGCTAGAGAGTCATGACAAGTATCAAGTGATAAGAAAAGCTGGGTGTTGGTACGAAATAACATCGATACAGAAATGGTTGATCAATAAAGAAATCTCAACAGGAACAACTCCTGTGTACCACTTTTCAAATTTCATCAGCAGGAGCAATTGGTATAGACTGTGGATAGCTACTATACTTGATATATATTATCGAGATAAATCATTGCAGACTTTCCATTATGATCCCGATAGAGAAAATTATAATGGTAACGGATATATTGGCATCGATGACCTAATTAGAAGAGGTTGCGATTTATCTGCAGAGGCGGTTAAATTTATAGAGTCCTGTCCAAGGACTTTAGATCTAGATTTTTTAAAAAATTTAGATAATACACAAGGAAGCATTTTCCAGCATAACAATAGCTATTATCCTATACAACATCCTAGCAACCTAAATCTTCTGCAGTATTATCATAAGATATTTGTCGATATAGTCGCAGAACCAAACATATCTGGAAATTGTTTTTTAGTTACTGAAAAATTATGGAGACCGATCATAGCACGCAGACCTTTCATTGCTGTGTCAACAGTTGATTATTTAAAAAATCTTAAAAAATTAGGATTCCGCACATTTGATAGATTCTGGGACGAATCATATGATGATTTTGGCGCACAGCATAGGATAAAGAAAATCGAAGAACTATTGGCAGTAATATCTAATCTAAGCATCGACGAGTTATCGAACTATTTAATAGAAATGCAAGATATACTTGATCATAATTACAGAGTTTTCTTAAATTTAACAAACAAAAAAATAGAGCAGGTATTTACACAGGTATGAAAAAACAAAAAATTGCAATAACGGGCACTACCAGCGGATTAGGATTTTGTCTCAATGAGGTACTCAGCAGAGATCATGATGTGATCGCTATTAAATCGTATCGTGAAGGCGATTGACATGAATAAAAAATTACTAACTGATGTGTCATACGCATCAACAATTTGGAATAAAATGTTACCAAGGATAAAAGATAATATCAAATATTTAAAACATGGGTCGTCGGAATATCTTACTAATAAGATAATTCTGCAGGCCAAGGAAATAGTAGATAAACAGCAATAATGTTAAATTCTCATAACTTAACTGATTTTTTTGGGATACCACAAAAAGAAAATAGTGCCTGCATGATCAACGAAAACCCATATAATTTTGTCAGTTGGGATTCTGACAGATTATTAGTTACTGTTGGGGATAGTTGGTCCTGGGGTTATGATCTGCCTGATCGTTTAACCAGTGTATTTGGGTATATACTAAGTCAGCGTATTGGATCGGATTATTTAAATCTAGCAAGTCCTGGGTGTGGTAACTATTTTATGTGTTGCAGAATACATGATCTATCATGTATAATAACTAAATTAAAATATAAAAAGATCACGGTAATCTGTACTTTCACTGAAGTTGCTAGAGAATTTAATGGACCATACGATAGAAAGATTGACTATTTCGAATGGGCAAAGAAAAATCTGGATTTTGGCTATGACGATTTATTGAGTTTTATTAATCAACAGATAAATGATAAGATAAAGATAGTAGTAGATAATCATAAAAGTGTAGATTTTATTTTTAACACTAATTTTGTTGATCCAATTGGATTTGATGATTTAAATATGTTATCAACCCCCTGGTTAAAACTATACGCAGATTCGATCGCATTAGCCTATAGTCTGCCCTGTTATTTTGTATCATCCTGGATACTGGATAAAATTGAAACTTTCCATGAGATATATCCCGATTACGATAAAAAAAAATTTTTAACATGGGGAGTTAATTCAGTTAATCTAGCAAACAGCAGAAAAAAAATAATGGAAAATTCAGTAGATTTTAGTACAACTATGCATCCTTTGAATAAAGTACACCAATTATATGCTGAATATTTAGAAAAATATGTCAAATAAAAGTAAATTTCTTTCGTCTGCTGAACAGATGCGTGAACAATTAGGTACAGGACTTTGTCTAGCCAAATGGCAACAAGTCAGCCTGCATCTTCCTACAGGTTTGACTAATAGTTGCTATCACCCACCGCTGCACGAAATAGATGTTAATTTATTAGCAGACAATCCGTCATCACTGCATAACACACCGTATAAGAAACAACAGCGTGTGATCATGCTGAAGAACGAACGTCCGGCAGAATGTAGTTATTGCTGGACACAAGAAGATTTAGGCAATTTAAGCGACCGACACTATCGTTCAGGCGAGCCCTGGGCTGCAGAACATTTCGATGCGATAAAAAGCAGTACCGGAGCAGAAGATGCTATCCCTAGCTATGTTGAAGTCAATTTTAATCATGCTTGTAATCTTAAGTGCAGCTATTGTAGCCCACAGTTTTCCAGCAGCTGGCAACAGGAGATAGATCGTTTTGGGGCTTATCCGACTAGCACTACTCATAACGATCCCAGACATTTCACAGGTCGCAGAAGACCGATACCGCATAACCAGTCCAATCCTTATGTGGATGCTTTCTGGCAGTGGTGGCCCGAACTATACCCTCGGCTCAAACATTTCCGTATGACTGGTGGCGAACCGCTAATGGATAAGAATACCTATCGCGTGTTTGATTATGTATTAGCCTTTCCGAACCCTGAACTGCACCTAGATGTTACCAGTAATTTTAGTGTGGAGCATAAGATATTTGAACGATATCTAGACTATGTAAAAAGATTATGCAACACCCAGATTGAACATTTTATGCAATATGTCAGCATAGACACCGGCATAGCACATCATGCAGAATATATCAGGCACGGGTTGAACTTCGACCGCATGTATAGAAACTGCCACGAGTATTTACATCAAGTTCCTTATCGTAACAGCCTGACCTTTATCATCACAATGAATAATCTGTCAATCTTGGGCTTAAAAGACATGCTGGAAAACATCTTATCCTTCAGAGAGATACACAGTTCAACATATCAGCGTGTATGGTTTGACACCCCGCTGTTGCGCAGTCCAACATGGCAAAGCCTACAGATACTTCCTCCTGTATACGCAGAAAGATTAGCCGATGTAGTTGCCTGGATGGAGCAGAATCTAGAGACTCCGGCTCGACCATTCCGCGGTTTTAAAGACTACGAAGTGCAACGTATGCGTCGTTGCCTAGATTGGATGCGAGAAGGTAGCAAATTATCTTCAGAATATGTTAAACTACAGCGTGCTGATTTTTATCGTTTCTTTAATGAACACGATAAACGTCGTGTCACTGATTTTTCAAAGACCTTTCCCGAAATGCGAGAATTTTGGAAAGAATGCGAGTACTATGCCAAGACTACCTAACGAAACAGATTTAGAATATAAACGACGTGTAATAGATATCAAGTCAGAATCATTTTGTGCAGCTAAATGGTATAATGCTACTATTTGGTTAGGTTCAGGAATGACTACTAGTTGTCATCATCCGTTACCACACAAAGTATCTACAACAGATGTAGAAATCAATCCTCGGGCTCTACACAATACGCCGCAGAAAAAATCTGAACGTGCTATGATGCAACAGGGAGAAAGACCTAGCGGTTGCGAATACTGCTGGAAGATTGAGGATATAGGAAGAGATAATATCAGTGATCGCGTATATAAAACTGTTATCTATAGCGACGAGGATCTAGATCGTGCTTTCCGTCTCGATGCCCAAGAGGATATAGATCTGCAGACATTGGAAATAGCATTTGATCGTACATGTCAATTGGCCTGCAGCTATTGCAATCCTGCATTTAGCAGCACTTGGGTCAAAGACATTAACACCAACGGTGCATATCAAAGTTTAATCAGTGACGGGCGCAATCACTTTACACACGATCATGCCGGTAGCCAACTATATCGTTACGGCGAAACTAATCCTTATGTCGACGCTTTTTTCCGGTGGTGGGAAACAGATTTACATCGCACACTGAAAGAACTGCGCATCACCGGTGGCGAACCATTGATGTCTGCAGAGACCTGGCGTTTATTAGATTGGTTTAAAGCCAATCAAGGACAGACCAATACAAGGCTAGCTATCAACAGTAATCTTGGGCCCAAAGTAGATGTTGACAGATTATTAGATAGCATTAATGGGTTAACAGTTGACATATATACCAGCAACGAATCTATGGGTCTGCAGGCAGAATATATACGCGATGGTCTTGATTGGGGCTTATGGTTAGATAACATGCATAGATTAGCTGACAGTAAAAAATTGCGTGGATTGCATGTTATGTGTACTATTAATTCTCTATGCCTTGATAGTTTGCCGGAATTCCTCAATCTCATGTTAGATTTTAAATCTGAATATGGTCGTGACTATCCAACATTTACACTAAATATTTTAAGATTTCCTAGCTTCCAAAGTCCGTTGGTATTACCTGATTCTATTAGATCCCATTATCGCCAGAGATTATTATCATGGTATGAAGATAATAAAGATTCAGAGTTATTACATCAGATGGAGCTAAATCAAGTTGCAAGATTGTTAGATTATCTGGACATAGTAAAAACTCCGCATGCTGGGGCAGCAGAACAATCTGTACTACAGAAAGATTTTAAAAATTTCTATCGGCAGTATGATAGTAGACGCAATAAAGATTTTACTTTGGCATTTCCTGAGATGTCGACTTGGTATAACACACTATGATTAAAGATTTTTACAAAGATGGATACGACTATATGAGTCGCGCTCCTTATTTTATCAAAACAGAAGAACTTACAGATCAACAGAAAGATCAATTGATGCACAGCGATACCTTCTGTATGTTACCTTGGATGCACATGCATGCCTTTCCGGACGGTCGCGCTTATCCTTGCTGTCTAGCTGATTATTGGCATCCAGTGGGCGATCTACGGAAAAATACCATGGCGGAAGTATGGAATCAAGAAGCCTATCGCACCATGCGCACTAATATGCTAAATGATCGTCCGTGCAAGGAATGCGTGAAATGTTACGAGCAGGAAAAAGCAGGATTCTTTAGCATGCGCAACGATGCTAATCGTAACTATGGCCATCATATAGCAGAGGTTGACGAAACACAAGCAGATGGCACGAATCCCGATTTTAAGATACGCTACTGGGACGTGAGATTTAGTAATCTATGCAATTTTAGTTGCAGGACCTGCGGACCTATATTCAGCAGTAACTGGTATAACGATCATGTAAAATTATACGATCGTGTTCCGGATGTGTTAGGTCGTGACATGGCTCGTGTTGAATATACCGCCGGTGATGAGGATAGCATGCTAGCACAGATGGAAGCGCACATACCTTATCTTGAGCAGGTCTACTTTGCCGGCGGTGAACCGCTGATCATGAAAGAACACTACTATCTATTAGAAAAATTAATAGAGTATGGTAAGACAGATGTTCGAATACAATATAATACTAACTTCAGCGAGTTACGCTACAAAGATAAACATGTATTTGACTACTGGCAACATTTCACCAATGTCAGTGTAGGTGCTAGCCTTGATGCTTCGGGTGCTAGGGCTGAGTTGATACGACGAGGTACAGATTGGCAACAGACCGTAGAAAATAGACAGCGTATGATTCGAGAAGTTCCGCATGTAGACTTTTATGTCAGCAGTACAGTCAGTGCTATGAACATCTTGCATGTTTTAGATTTTCATAGAGAATGGACAGAACTAGGATTGGTGCGTGCTAAAGACTGGAACATTAACGTCTGCCAAAGCCCCGAGTGGTACCGCATAGATATATTTAATGAACGATTTAAACAAGATGTTGTATATCCTGCATACGAACAGCATATTATCTGGTTAGACCCACAGGATGAGTTGCGCCGTGCTACCAATGGTTATCGTAGTTTGGTGACAATGATGCAGACTTCTGATGGCAAACAACATTGGCCGAGATTTGAAGCGGAAATAGAGAAATTAGATAAGATTAGGAATGAAGATTTCTGGTCAATATTTACAGAATTCAAGGAGTTACGATGACACTACCTAAGACCATATGCATGTTGCCTTGGATTAGTGTGGAGACTAGCCCAATTGGAACTGCTAGGCCCTGTTGCATGGCACACGAAGAGATCCTAGACAACAACGGCGATAAATTTGACCTAAACACTGCTACCGTACAGGAAATTTATGCTAGCAAATACATGCAACGATTACGACAACAGTTTAGATCTGGAGAGAAACCTAAAACCTGTGATCGTTGTTGGACGGAAGAATCTGCAGGCCGCACCAGCAAACGCATGCACACACAGATTAGATTGAAAGAATTGTATCCATTAGTAGATTTTGCAAACGATCAGCCTGATCAGCTTTGGTTCCTGGATCTAAAATTAGGCAATATCTGTAATTTAAAATGTCGTATCTGCGGCAGTTGGAGCAGCAGCAAATGGGCTGAGGAAGAACTAGCTTACATGCCTTCGGGAGTAGACAAAAAACAACATATAGCCTACAAGTGGCTTAAAGATGGTGCTTGGCCTAGAAAAAGCACAGTATTTTGGGATAATTTAAAAACACTACTACCTAATATCAAATATCTAGAGTTTACCGGCGGGGAACCATGGCTTATTAAAGAGCACTGGGATTTTTTACAGTATGCAGTAGAGGCAGGCGAAAGCCAGCATATCGACATACACTATAATACTAACGCTACCCAACTTCCTGAACTTGACCAATTAGAAATGTTTAAAGAATTTGGCAGAGTTGATATAGCATTTAGTATCGACAATGTCGGCAAACGATTTGAGTACGAGCGTTACGGTGCTACATGGATTGGTGCCAACGCTGTTATTGATGCCATACATGCATATCGACTTTTAGTTCCAAATATCACTACACAGCTCTGCTTCACTATTAATATACAAAATGTCTATTATCTAGATGAATTATTAGCCTGGGCTGAAACTGAAAAATTTGGCGATATCTATTTTAATATGATGCATAGCCCCGATCATATGAGTGTACAGCGTATGACACCCGCGGCTAAAGAACTAGTACTAAACAAATTAAAAACAACATTCTGGACTAATAGTCATTATCAACGAGAATATGATGCATTGATTAAGTTTATTGAAGCGGGTCCGGGCAGTAACGGCAGTGAATTTTGTTGTAAGATGAAACAAGCAGATCAGTATAGAAATCAAAATTTTTTAGATACACATCCAGAGATAGCAAGAGCGATGGGATATGAATAAACCAGCTACACTATGTATGGCGCCGTTCACCCATACGTACCTCAGTCCGCAAACAGAAAGACGCATGTGCTGCGCCAGCAGAGAACCTGCACAGAATTTCCAACAATATATTGATACTGATGCTGGCACAGGCCGATATATACCTATTACCTTAGAAGAACATTGGAATAGCGATCACATGCGATCAGTACGACGGCGTATGATGGCCGGTGAAACGTTACCTGAATGTGAAGTCTGCAACGATAAATTATTAAACACAGACGTTTACCGTAGTTATTTTAACAGTCTCTTTGGCCATAAGTATTTACAAGCAATGGAAGAAACAGACGCCACGGGGCGTACTACCATGCTACCGGTCAGTTGGGATTATAGATTTAGTAATCTCTGTAACTTTAAATGCCGGACATGTGGAGACATGTTAAGCAGTGCTTGGGAGTCTGAGCAACGCCAACACAACATGATCAATTGGTTAGATCCAAAAAATAATTGGATGCGTCCTGAAGTCAAACAAGAGATAGAACGATTTCAAACGACACAGATAGAGCAAGAGTTTGCTGATGCAGTTGAACAGCATCGCGTCGAGGAAGTATACTGGGTCGGTGGTGAACCGTTGATGTATGAGCAACATTGGCGCTATATGCAACGGATAATAGAATTAGGAGATGGCCCACGTGTTTACGCTAGATACAACACGAATCTTAGTCGCATCAATTATCGCGGTGTCAATCTGTATACTGATATTTTGGATAGGCTACGAGACTGGCAGATCTGTGCAAGCCTCGATGGCACGGGAAGAATTGGCGAATATATTAGATCAGGTCTTGATTTTAGTCAATGGCTTGAAAACATCCGTCAAGGCATTGCGATCCAACGTCATCGACGCCAGATTCGTATTGATTTCACTCTTACGCTCCCGGGACTCTTCGAACTAGCTCGTATAGAACAGCTAGCAGAAGAATTAGGCGTAGACATATTGGCTAAAGTAGTATTCAGTTTTAGCCCGGATATAGTCATGAGTCCATTGGCACTGCCGCGCGAACTATTAGAACCTTGGATAGACGAACTATTATCTGAAATCCGCACTCCGGTATTACAAGACATGTTATTACAATTAAAGTCTAGACAGACATTCCAAGAGGTTTGGCCCGATAGTTGGCAAACAGGATTAAAAAATGGCAAATCCCGCATACAGAATCTTGAAAAAATACGAAAAGATGTGTATACTATGAGTGACATACTAAAGGACAGAGCAGACGTTTATGATTGGTGGCAAAGTATTACTTGATCGTATCGAGATCGACCTTGGGAAAACAGTCTCTGATAAGATTACTGTCTATATCGACATATTTGATAATAGTCTAAGTCGAAAATGGTTAACTGCATTAAATTATCTATTGAAAAATAATTATCATCTAGAAAAAAATTACTGTTTCTTTGGTTTCGTAGATTCACAGCGGAACGGTCCTTATATACTAGATCAGGTCAACCGCAGCATACAAGCCATCAATCAAGCCCAATTGGGATACACTATTGATGATCATTTTGGCATGTATAACTGTATCACTGATCAAGAAGTTGATGGTAGGACAGTGGGTCGTAACCTAGTACATGATAAACTAAATTGGTTACATAGATACTTTGAAGATCTACAAGGAGTCAGTGGGAATATATCTCCATATTATAACAAAGCTGATCCTGCTACACGCTGGCACATAAGACAATTAAATCTTTTATGTCATGAATTTGAAAGCTGGGCATTGAGCTATAGAAAGCAGATAGAAGCTCCAGAATGGCAAAGACCTAGCCAGCTAATGTGTTGGTTAAATGCTCCGAGATTTGTATTAGATACCGAAGATTACGAATTGTTTGGTATAGACACTATCAATAGACCTTTGGGCGGAGTTTTTGTTGGAGTTAATAAAGCAGTAGGCAAGCATCATTGGGAAGTATTCAATGATGAAGGCAGGGATAGTAGGATCAGCGAGCTTACTACAACAACACTACGCAATCAGACAGAAGCAGCAGGTGATTTTGACATTGAGTGGGCTAACAATCCCGGGGATTATCATTGGCAAAAAATAAAACTAGAAGAATTCCGAGAATGGCTTGTAAATAACGGATTTGATCCTGAGAATAAATCTTTGACTATCGGGCATCCGCAGATTGGGCAAGTGGATCTAACCAAATCGTTTGGAACTAAAGATTATCGAGATATTTGGAATTTATTGACTGTTAGATTAAATGTATTGTCAATTTCTACTTCCGACGAATTTGCAAAATATGATTATTTTTGGTCAGATTCCGATTATCAAGAAAGGCAAATTGAATGTCTAAGATAATTATTGCAGGGGGCGACAGTTTTGTCTACGGTAGCGAATTAGCAGACTGTACACCAACACAACACAGCTGGGATACTTTTGCAGCTAAGCTATCTGGTGGATATGAATATATATGTACTGCCAAGCCTGGCTACGGGAATGATAGCATAGCTAGGAATATTATTAAATCGTGCGAACAAAATAAAAATCAAATAAAGCAGATTGGCATTTTAGTTAGCTGGACTTTTGTTGGAAGATACGAATTTAGGTTTTCTTATAATACCGGCAATAGAGAAAGCCCCTGGTATGTTATAAATCCTTGGACAGTCGAGGACGATCATAATAAAATATCGTCGGAGTTTGTATCTAAAGATCCTTTGATTCTACAAGCACATATAAAAGAAGTTACCAGAGCAAAAGATCTAGGGATACAAGATTTCGCTCGCAACTTTTATAAACATGTTGGGACCACTGAATACTGGGAAGTATACAGTAGCATCAAAGAAATAGTTTATCTGCAGAACTATTTAAAAATTAACGGTATACCCTATATGTTCACCTGTGCAGACAACGGTATATTATATAACTATACTTGCGATCATGCCGATGATACTATACGATCATTGACAAGCCAGATTGACTTTAATCATTGGTTTTGGTTTCCTGCTGGATATGGGCCTGATCAAACAACAACACCAAGAGGTTTTTACCAATGGGCAGTTGAGAATAAATATCCTATAGGAACCACACATCCTTTAGAAATAGCACATCAAGTAGCAACAGACATAATGCAGGAGAAGTTCAATGAATTGGTTACGCAATATTTATAATCGTATAATACTAGAAATACGCTACAGAAAAAAATTAAAAGAATTACGCAAAAGAGATCCTTTTATTTACAAATAATAATGATTTATACAATTGGTGATAGCTTTACCTATGGCGACGAACTAGCTGATAAAAATTTAGCATGGCCGTATCAGTTAGGAAAGAAATTATCTGTTCCTGTCATAAACAAAGGTAGGAATGCCTCTGGCAATTATAGGATAGTTAAACGCACCATTGATGCAGTATTATTGGAAAAACCATCTTTTATAGTGATAGGATGGACAGATCCAGCTAGGCAGGAATTCAGCGATGATCTAGGAATAACTGATATCTGGGCAGGAAAAAGATTCCGAGATGGACAATATGCCAATGATCATCGTATAAATCTCATGAAATATATGACTGCATATGATGTTCCGGAGTATTACTATAGGCAATGGTTGCGTCAGATTATACTTATACAAAATCTTTGCCAGAACAAAAATATAAGATGCATCATGTTTAGTGCATGCAATGCCGAACAATATCATATTGATTATCAATCTAAAAATCAAGACTTAATCAATCATATAGATACACGAGATTATATAGGTTGGTTCGATTCTGGGTCGAGTGTATGGACATATGGAGTTCCTCATGGGCCCGGGGGTCATTTTTTAGAAGAAGGACATGAGATCGTAGCCGATAAGATCTTTGATCATATCAAAAGGATAGTATGATAGCATATTGTATTGGTGATAGTTTTACCTTAGGCGGGGAATTGCCAGGTACTGAAGATAATATAACACCCAGCGCAGATGCCTGGCCAGGTCAATTAAGTAAACTCTACGGTATCGATACGATTAATCTAGGACACGGTGGATGCGGTAACGATCGCATAATAAAAAGAGCCATTGACATCACCCTAGAAAAATCTCCTGATCTCGTAATAATAGCATGGACTACACACGGCAGGCTTGAAATAGCCGATAAACGAGGTGTATTTACATACTGGGGATCTCGGGACATTGATTATATAGAATCGCAGGATAGAAGACAAATGGTCAAATCTCTAGCAGTCAACGAATGTGAGAATTTCCATAAATGGTGCCATAGACGCTGGATAAGACAAGTAATACTACTACAGTCGTTCTTTAAAGAGAATCAACAGAAATATATCATGTTCCAGACTAGCGAAACGACGTTCTTGAATAGAAAATATATAGTTGAAGGAAATCAACATGTTTTGCTAGCAAAACATGTAGATACCAAATTTTTTGCCGGATGGCCTTTGACTGGCATAGCTGAAATACTCGGCGATAGTCCTAGATTATCTCATGGTCATCCAACTGCCGAAGGACATATAAAAATTGCTGAATTTGTTTATCAACATATGAAAGATATAGGATTAATATGAGCAATATATTAGGCATATCGGCTGGATTCCATGATGCTAGTGTTAGCTTAATCAGCAATACCGGGGAAATACTATTTGCTGGTCATAGCGAGAGATATAGTAAACAGAAAAATGATGAGAACATTAATCTAGATCTGTTAACAGATGCCGAACGCTATGGAACCATTGATCGTGTGGCATACTATGAGAGACCTGTGCTAAAACAGTTACGACAACTATACAGCGGCCAAGGTATTGAATGGCGTAAACTATCAGTCTCTAGATTACTCGACGATCAGTTAAAAACTAATTATATATGGCCTAAGATATCAACACACGGCCATCACCAGAGTCATGCAGCTGCAGGATTCCAGACCAGCCCATTTGACGATGCCACAGTGGTAGTCATTGATGCCATTGGCGAATGGGATACTGTCAGCATCTGGTATGCTTATTACGATAGATCAGGCCAGGCAGTCTATGAAAAGAAATGGAGCCAACGATACCCACATAGCATTGGACTGTTTTACAGTGCTATGACTGATCGTGTGGGACTCAAGCCCAACGAAGAAGAATACATACTCATGGGCATGAGTGCATACGGTAAAACCAGTTTCCATAATAAAATAATCAATGATCTTGTCTACGACGAATACGATATAAAATTTTCACAGAACATGCACGCAGGTATAGATGCTGGTTATCTATCGCATGTAGATGAAATGGATCTAGCACTAACAGCGCAGGTCACAGTAGAAAGATTAATCTACAATGTCATGCATCGTGCTCGTGCGATGAAACTTAGTAACAATCTCGTCTACATGGGCGGCGTAGCACTTAATTGTTCAGCAAATAAAGAATTAGGAGATTATTTTGAAAATATTTGGATCATGCCCAATCCGGGGGATGCAGGCAGCAGCCTGGGTGCAGCAGCTTTGGCATATGGCAGTAGATTGCATTGGCGCAGTCCTTACCTTGGCTACAATATACCTGGCGCTTATCCCATTGGCGATCTTTTGGACTGCCTGCTTAGGGATCGTATGGTTGGTGTTGCTAGTGGTCGTGCTGAGTTCGGACCTAGAGCTCTAGGCAACAGAAGCTTATTAGCAGATCCACGCGGTGACGACATCAAAGATCTAGTCAACAGTATCAAACGCCGACAGAAATTCCGTCCCTTTGCTCCAGTGATCCTAGAAGAACTAGCAGAAGAATATTTTGAAATGCCCAAAGGGTGGCAGACTAGCCCTTACATGCAGACAGTAGCACGCTGTCGCAGACCTGAACTATTTCCTGCTATCATACATGCTGACGGAACTAGCCGTGTGCAGACTGTAGCAAAAGATTCGGGGTCAGGGATAAGAGAATTATTAGAAAAATGGTACATCTGGACCGGTTGCCCTATGCTGTTAAACACTAGCCTTAACATACGCGGTGAACCCATGGTTAACGATCGTGCAGATGCAGATAGATTTGAAAAACTATACGGGGTGAAGGTCTGTTCATGAACAAAAGAATATTAGTCATGGGACTTCCTGGTGCAGGTAAAACAACATTTAGCCAGCAACTAGTGCGCAGGCTTATGATCACACATACTGTAGCATGGTTTAATGCTGACAGTGTACGACAAGAATATAACGACTGGGATTTCTCCCCAGAGGGCAGGCAACGACAAGTAGATCGCATGATTGCACTATCTAAAAATTCTTCAGCGGATTTTGTTATCTGTGATTTTGTCTGCCCTACAGAAGATCTAAGAAACAGATTTTCTGCTGATATTGTTATTTGGATCGACACCATACGAGAAGGTAGATTTGAAGATACTAATCGTGTATTTGTAACCCCATATAGATACACCTATAGGTTACAACACTGGGATGATACAGATTTTTTAATACGCCGATTCGTTGAAGATGTAGTTAATCGTCGCACAGAAACAAATATGCGTAGTCTAGCTAAAGCCGTTAGTTGGCGAGTATTGGGCAGCGTAGATACATTTATTCTCAGCTGGATAGTCACAGGACAACTTAAATTAGCTGTTGCTATTGGCGGAATAGAAATATTTACTAAGATAGGATTGTACTGGTTGCACGAGCGTGTCTGGCAAAAAATTAAACTAAGATAATTATCTAACTGGGATAGCTTGTCCTAGCCTAATAGATTCTGGTGTTCGGCAATATGGCGAAATAAATTCATAAAACTGGCTGATGTCACTGAGTGATTTTTTTAACTTTAAAAATTCACCGTTGATAAATTCTCTGCTCATAAAGAGATTATAATTATGTTCTAATATTGGTTCCATGCCGACTAACATATCTTTAAGCTGATTATTAGAAAGATTTGATATTTTTTTGATCACATCGATTATCTTTAGTAGTCGAGCTGTTGGATTAACTTCTTGGTCATAACTTTCGTCCCAAAATTCACTGAATGTTTTAAATCCATATCCTCTTAAATATTCGAGATTATTAGCACATCCTACTAAAATAAATGGCATTTTTAATACGATCGGTTTAAAAATTTTTTCAGTAAGATGAGTTTTATCTTGCCAGAAGCAAGTTTCAGTGACGACAAACACAAAAGAATCCATTAGATCTTTCATAGGACTTAGCAACATACTTTGATTGGGAATGATGCTATCATTGAAATCTATGCGCAATTCTTCTGACTTAGACAGATAATACTCTGTATCCTGTTGTAGTTCAGTTGGTATAGAAAATTTATTAGCAATAGAGTTAAAGTTATCAATAAAATCTCCGCCGTCGGGGCAGATTTTGCTGAAACTAATTAACCCGCGATTCGTTAACCCTTGCTTTAAAAGTTGTGCCACAAATATACCTCTATAAATCCTTTCGTTTGTAGTTAATCTGTTGAACAAGATATATGCATGCTTTATTATTCTATCTTTTGGTTGAACAAAATCACATAAATATGGTTGCCCACGAAACCAGTCGCTAGCAGCAAAAATATGGAAAAAGTAATTTACATCGACAAACGGGTATTCCTTTAAGATTTTATCTTTCTCTTTGCTGTGTTGTTCTGTACTGACCAGCACATATGGTGGTTGTGTGTTATTGACGATATAGTCAAAAAGTTCTTTGTTGTAATCGTATATCAAAGGTTCTTGATCGTAGAAAATAAACATAGGTCCGCGTTTATGTTCATTAACGACATTGTCGTTTCTTATGATTTCTATATTTTCTGGTTTAGTTGACCCAAATGGATGTAGATATAATAACCTTGGATCTGTTATAATACTAGTAAGATGTTTATAGATATTTTCGTAGTGATCGGATAAATTATACATGTTTGATGTATTTTACTGTGGTAAAAAACCTAATCTATTTGCCTTTGAACGATTTGCGGAAAGTCTTGATCGTGCGGCTGAACTAAGCCGAACACGCCTTTACTGGTTTATTTATACTCCTATTGATACCAGTGCTTTTGATTTTGACTACATACCTCCTCCCTGGGAGGAAGATCATATACATGTTTGGCCCAACCAATGGCGGCAATATGGAAACATCTATCTAGTTAACAAACATACAGTAGACAAACAACAATGGCATTTCCATACACAAATCGTTAAATCTTTGCCGTCACCGGAATTGTTTGATACAAAATACAATTTAACTGATTTTGATTATTCATGGACTCCACATCCAATGGATCCTCCTTACATCTATGTATTTGGTAACCAATGGTATGAACCTGAACAGATGCCTACCGTGGAATATCATACTCCTGGTGCAACAGAAAAGAAATACATGTACGAACCACAAGCACAGCTGGCACCTACACGAGAGAACTGGATACTTAAAGAGGATGTCCCGTTAGATTTTGACTTCAGTTGGTGCCCGGATCCACACGATCCGCCTTACATCTATGTATTTGGTAATCAACACTGGTCTGGAGAACGCAGTCCCACAGTGGAATACCATACTCCAGGAGCGACAGAAAGGAAATACATAGGTGATGTACAGGCAAAATTAAGCACGCTGGATATATTCTTCGTCGATCATGGTAACCTTACTGCCGAATCACAGTGGATTAAACTGAGTTCTAGATATCCGCATGCACAGCGCACACGATTTGCCAACACTATCATAGATACCGTCACACGCTGTGCAAAGAAATCCCGGACTGCGAGATTTTGGGTAGTTAGCAGCAACTATGATCTCAGTGATTTTGATTTTGACTGGCAACCAGAACCCTGGCAACAGTCGATGACACATGTGTTTCCTAGCCAGCATCAGCAGTGGTCGGATACTTTCCTGATCAATCGTTGGGAATTTGAGCGTCACAGTCAGTGGGCCAATGGACTAGAGCAGTTCCCTAACTTAAACTTTGTTACTGATCAAACTGTAAAGAAAACAGACAATAACTGTGACATCTTTTACATAGATCACGGTAATCCTGAAAGCGGCGATCAATACCGCAATTTAGTGCAAAAACTAGCACAAAATGTCGTCAAAACACGCTTTGTTGACAATTATCTTGCTACTTTTCGTCGCATCATGTCTGTAGCTGATTCAGAGTATGTATGGATCATCAACAGCACCTGCGATTATCAACACTTTGATTTTACCTGGGAACCTGAACCCTGGCAACGGGAAATGATACATGTTTTCCCAAGCGGGTTGCAGGATCGCGGCGATACTTTTTATATACATGTAGAGTCATTTAAACAACAGATAGCCGAGCTAGAGATATTGGATTGGTTTAATGTTATAAACTACTGTCGAGATCAACAGGTACAGAGATTTCCTACGCCTGTGGTTAACTACGAAGGTGATGATTTAATATCGGCGATAAAGGAATATCAATTTACTGCTCCTTATGCTCTATTCCGGAACCACAATCCGATATTCCTGCCATACATAGATCCTTGCCTTTGGAGCGAACGAGATCGTGTAGTTACAAGACATAACACTAGCGGATCAATCAGCTTAGTGCCTAGAGACATCAAGAGATATCTACAGACACAGATCTATGATTATCCTTATATTGATTCCAATAGAAGATTCCCTTTTGTAGATATTCCACTGGATATCATCTATATTAGCAATGGTGAGCCCGACGAAGCAAAGTGGTACGAGCATACTTGCCGTATGACCTATAATGGCGTAGAGGGTAGTGTTAAATGGATACGCGGTGTCAATGGGCGCACAGCAGCCTATCAAGCAGCGGCACGGGCCAGCACAACACCTTGGTTCTTTGCTGTATTTGCTAAACTAGAAGTAGTAGGCGATGAATTTGATTGGCGAAATTGGCAACCGGACTATTTCCAAGGACCTAAACACTATATCTTCCGTGCACGCAATCCAATGAACGGATTGGAATATGGTCATCAAGGTGTTATCGCTTATAACAAGAATTTAGTGTTAGCTAATAACACACCGGGCATAGACTTTACCTTAAGCCAACCACATGAATCTGTGCCCATAACTCTCGGCACAGCACATTTCAACCAAGATCCTTGGATGACCTGGCGCACAGCCTTCCGCGAAGTAGTTAAATTAAAACATTTCATGGCTGTGGATCCTACTGTAGAAACAGAGCATAGGCTACATGTATGGACTACGCAGGCATCGGGCGACTATGCTGAATACTGTCTAGCAGGTGCTAGAGATGCAGTAGAGTATTATGAGGAAGTATCAGGTGATTATGAAAAACTGAAATTAAGTTTTGAATGGGCGTGGTTAAGAGAAAGATTTAACGGTAAAAACTAACGACTGTTTCCGCGACCGTTTCAATTTCTGCATCAGTTAATTCGGGGTAGATCGGTAAACTGATGCATTCTTGAGCAAATGCCAATGATTCCACAACACTGTTACTGGTAGGGATTGAAGATAAGCAGGGAAGATCAAATAATGCTGTGGGATAGTGTATGCGTGCTTCCACTCCGCGTGCATTCATGAAATTATACAAGCTCACCCGATCATCAACACGAATAACAAACTTATGCCAGGCACTTTCTACATCTTCTCCGGGCCTAATTATTTCAATGTCATCGGATAATTCATGTAGACTATCCTGATAGTATTCTGCTATCTCTCTGCGTCTAGCCTGCCAAGAATCGAAATGCTTTAATTTTACCAGCATCTGCGCAGAATCACTTTCACTGATCTTGCTGTTAGTACCTACATAAGTGTGCTCAAACAGTTTACCATTATTGCGTATATCTAGCATGTATTCTCGTAGATCGGGGTTGTCTGTTAAGATCATGCCGCCTGAACCATAATTAGGTAGATTTTTAGTGGGATCAAAGCTCAAGACACTGACATCACCTAAGCTACCCGCAGGGCGACCTTTATAACTAGCACCAAAACTCTGTGCAGCATCTTCGATGACGACAACATCGTTAAAGTTAAAAAATTCTAGATGCATGCGCAGACGATCGTAGTCGTTGACATGCCCGAATAAATCTACATTGGTAACTGCTTGTATACCTATGCTGTCTAGACTCATGTCCAACGATTCAAGATTCAATAAACCATTACGATCAACATCGCAAAACACAGGTTCGCAGGCTGCCATCAGCACACTGTTTACAGTAGCAGCAAAACTTATGCCAGGCAATAATATCTTGGGCGAAAATTCATCACTATAGTGATTGCGCATGAGATAACTGTTAACAAAGATCAATGCCTGCGTGCAACTGTTGACAGCAACGGCATACCTACGACCACAGCGTTTAGCTATGGCGTTTTCAAATATTTTGGTGAAGTCGCCGTCTAAGACCTTGCCGGAGCTATAGACACGATCTACAGCTGATAAGATCTCTTCCCGTATGGTAGCGTATTGTCTATCTATACCAAAGAACGGGATAAGGCTAGTCTTTCTACCCAAAATTTACTCTCCTGGAACCAACGATGATATCTCTTTAATCCTTCAGCTAGATCAATCTGCGGATCGTACCCAAAATCTTTCTTAGCTGAATCTATGCTTAGTCTGCCGCGTGAAGGGAAACTCGTGTCTCGATCTAGCAATTCCACAGACGACTCGCTACCTGTTATCTCGATGATCAACTCAGCAACTTCCTTAAGAGTTTTGGTATTTTCGTTGCTGCGTGTGATGTTATATGTTTTATTTTTGCTGTTATCGCTGATACCGGCCAGCACTATTCCCTGTGCAGTGTCCTCTACATGTGTAAAATCCAATACTTCGCCTGCACCATGCACACGCAGATTCTCCCCACGCAGGGCAGACAGCATGAATTTTGATATCACACGATCCTCTACGTCCCACTCACCGTAGACAGCACTGGGACGAATGATGGTATAATCAAAACACCCACGACGTGCATAGTCCTTGACCATAAGCTCGCCCATGTGCTTCATGATAGCATACTGCCCTTGCGGATCACAGACAGCAGATTCAACGACCCCAGATGTGAAGTCTCCGTAGACCATGCTAGAGCTGATGTAGACGAAACGAGGTATACGATATTTTGCAGAAAGTTCTAATAAGTTTATCAGTGCCGGTCCCATGACATCTGCTGCTAGCAAAGGATTGGCTGATACTACTTTCTGTCTAGGAAAACTGGCTAGGTGTATAACAGCGTCTGCAGTATTGAATTCGCTGGATCGGAATAGATGATCAACAGCACCATAGTTGCAGATATCAACAGGATATACTTCGCTAGTAAAACGCTGTTGTCTTTCTTCGGTTAAGTAGTCTAATTCTTCGTGCGGAATAAACTGATAATTATTATTAGAATCGATTACTAGACATTCGTGTCCCTGTGATTCTAATATCCTAGTGACATTATGTCCAATAAATCCCGCACCACCTATAATGATAAGTTTCATTTTACTTCCTGTATAACAATATTAGCAAATACCCCACGTTTAGGTATTTTGCCACCTGACATACGTTTAATAGTGGCATGTGCATTTGCTATACTAACTTTAAATTCCTCTGCTATTGCTTTAAGTCCCGCCACTTTTTTACTCTCACCAGTTGGATATGTTATTATATAATTTTTAGTATAAGGAAGTAAAGAAGGATCTATACCTTTAATCCAGTTTTTCTCTCCGGTGTTTATTTTTTGTAAATATTTTCTTGTTTCTTCTGTGTGGTGCTTTCCGTAAAAGGAATTATTTTTACCAGTTCGATCCCTACAATCCCCGCAAGATTTTGATTTATTGCTTATTCTATTGGTGTTGCATTTAGGACATAATTTATAATAAACTCCGCCATTTCTCCAATTGGGATTAGTTTTTCCTGGTTTTCCGAATTTTAATTTTCGTTTGTTAGCAGACATTTTTGCTATTGTAGTTCGTTGGGACTCGTTGATTTGTCTTCGTATTTCGTCTTTGTTTGGGTGATTACTTAATGTATCTCCACCATTTGCAGGAGCCATATTATATCCACCTATATTATTATCTAAATAAGTTTGCTCGTAATTTAGGAGATCTTTTCTGTTGGTAAAATGTGTTTCTTCGATTAGGTAGAACAAGAATTTTTCAACCCCGTACTTGTTAAAAGAACGTTGTAGTTGTATGTTATGGTGGATTTGTTTTTTAAGTTCTCGTTTATGTCCTGTTAATCTTTTACTAACATTCATTGAACTGCCATAATATTTTCTGCCTGATATTACATTTTCTATACAATAAATTCCTTGCATTTCTTGCCCCGCCGTTTAATATATTTATGTCGAGAAGGGAAAATGTATAGGCGAATGTGATTGATAGTTATTTAATTTAACGTCGTCCATAGTAAATTTATCAATATCTTTAATATCCGGATTTAACCATAAGGTAGGCAAAGGTAGTGGGGCACGTGTGAGTTGCTCTTTAACCCCATCGATTTGATTTACGTATATATGAGCATCGCCGACAACATGTATAAACTCTCCAACACCTAAGTTGCACACCTGAGCAATCATGTGAGTTAATAAACTGTAACTTGCAATATTGAATGGGATTCCTAATGGAAAATCCCCCGATCTTTGGTACATCTGGCAACTGAGTTTACCATCACTGGATACATAAAACTGTGCAAACATGTGGCATGGTGGCAATGCCATTTGATCTAGTTCGCCGGGGTTCCAGGCTGTGATAATGTGTCTACGACCCGATGGATCTTCCCGTAATCCATTGATAAGAGTGGCTAGCTGATCAACGGAACTGCGTTTTCCTGGTCCTTGGTAACTGATCCAATCGCGCCACTGTACTCCATAGATCCTTCCGAGATCGCCAGTGTATCTTGCATGATCACGCCAATAGTCAGCGCCAGCGTTACCTGACCATATAGTAGTCTTGTTAAGGTCACGTGTTCCATGTAATATTTCAGCGAGGCGTCGTTCATCTCCGGATCCTTCAATAAACCAAAGTAGTTCAGAGACTACACTCTGCCATGCTAGTTTCTTTGTAGTGACTGCCGGGAAACCTTTGGCGAGATCGTAGCGTTGTTGCATGCCAAATAAACTGATCGTACCCGTCCCGGTACGATCCGTTCTAGTTTCACCCTCATCAAGTACTTGTTTTAATGCGCTTAAATACTGTCTCATATGTTATAAATGTGCAGTGATGCACTGGATCATGTGTAGCTGATACGGGTACAAATGCCGAAAGCAATGATGCTAAATGTACTTTAGTATCTATTTTATATGATCCTGACACATGAGTCAAATATATACGATCCAAAATGCTACTACATTGTTGTATAAGTTCGTTACCGCCGATGATCCAGATATTTCTTCCTGCGTGCTGTTGTTCTAGGCGCAGGACACGTTCTTTTAAATCTCCAGATATGGTCATTGATCCACTCATTGGGCGATTGGTAGCAACATAGGTTATTCGACCGGGTAAAGGTTTAGGCATCGCAGGATCGTCCCAAGTACGTCTGCCCATGACTACCACATCACCTAAGGTACGGTTTCGAAAATGTTGCATGTCTCTGGGATTGTGTGGCCATGGTAGGCCACCGTTATAACCTATACCACCAGATAAGTCAGTGGCAAAAATCGCATTAATCATAGATCTTTTAGTAATTGGTCAACAACAGGTTGTATAAAATCTGCTACAAGCTCAACACTGACATAGAAATCAACATCATTGATGTAGTCATCTAGCTCGTCTAGTTTCTCGTTCAGCATCTTTTCCACTGCTTCGGGATCCGCACCGGCACGCAACATCTCCTCGATGTTGATGTCGACTGTGGATCCATCTTTAAGATTGACAGTAATAGCTAGTAGTACGTTTACTGGGACCTCCTCTTTATTAACTTCTTCGAGGAGGGTTTCCCATTGTTGCTTGGTTGTGAGTCTAAGCCGCTGTCTTTTTGGTTGCGGCAGTTTTCCGGGTACGTTTTTTGGCATTTTCAACTGGGGCAAGTGTATTGGCTTCTTGTTCTAATCTCTTGGCTTCGGCTAACAGTTGTTCAGCCTGTTGTTTCATTGACTCGGCTTGTTTCAAACGATCTGCAGCAAGATCTGCATCGCTTAATACACTGCTTTCAGTTAATGTACCTTTGAGATATGCGGCGGCGCTGGTAGTGGCATCAACGTCTTGGTTAGTGCGACTTACACTAGCATTGTTAGGCGGCATACCGACTTCTCTTGGAGTGCGAGGTTTTTTCTGGTTAGCCATTCCTGCTTGCTTGTCAATCTCGGCTAGGCGTGCTACAGCTTCTTCGCCCTTTTCCATCTCATCCAAAATATCATTGAGTTCGTCCAACCGCACACTAGATTTAGTTGTTGGTGTGATCAGTACTTGTGATGTAGGCACTTTCTTGATAAACCCTTCTCTGTGTAATGCTTCGAGGCAATTACGCCCATCGGCCATGACAGTACGGAACAATACATCGCTAAAGTCTTTGGCATTTTGTCCAATGGGACTTTCTAACGCTTTCATGACTTCGTCGTGTATTAATCTTGGCAATGTATCACTATACAACACCAAGGACATGTGCCCTTCGTTTGGTACTTTGCGCCATAACAACACGATTTTTTTGTTGTTATGTTTGCCTACATGTTTGATCATTTTGATTTTTTCCTTGATTAAGCAGCTGGTGTGCTGGCCTCAGCGGCAGGTGCAACAGGCTCTGTTGCAGCAGTTTCAGCTGGTGTTTCTGGGGCAGGTTGAACTGCACCGCTAGCTTGCAAGAAAGCTACTAAACGATTATATAGTCCGCCTACCTGCTCCATTTCCTCGGCTTTAAAAGCGCCGCGTTGACTTACTAATTGTAATACTTGAGCAACTAGTAAAATGTCGGAAATTTGTAATTGTGCAACAGGAGTTGGTTGAACTTCTGATGTTGTTTGTTCGGTCATGATGTCTCCAATGTAATAATGTATACATATTTAACCGTACTGGAGACAGAGGAAAAATTTTTTACGGTAGATGAAAATCGAAGTTATTAACGGTGTCTAATAACAGTGAGAAGTAGATGGCTTCTGCAGGACTTTCGAATGCTGCTCTCTGCACTTTTGTATAGTTTAGTTCAGTAGTGATCCACTCCCCGAAGTAAAATCTGCCCTGTAAATTTACCCAGATCCAATCTGTTATATGCTTGGGAGTGCTGTTTAGCACAAAGTCCACTGGGGTAAAATGCGGAGGACAGTGTTCAAGCTGTCTCAGCCCAAACACTGTTAATGGATTAACATCTCCGTACTTAAGCACGATCTTCCTTCTCTTTAGCTACAGCCTCTTGCCAAGCACGCTGTGTTTCTTCGCTGATCTCACCTTCAACAACGGTAAGATTCAAATCACCTTGCTCGATCTCAGGCATGGTCAGTCTATCTGCTAGTAAGCGTTCGGCATCAGCTACAAATGGTTCAGTTAATTGATACTGTCTGCTGATCTGTGCAATCTCCACACTTCTAACTAAATCGTCTAGGGAGTTTTCTAACTCTACGATACGACGTTGCCAAGCATCGGCTAGTTCTTTCAACAGTTCTGTGTTTACTGATTCGGGATTAACGTATTCCATGTTACTTACCTTTTAAAATATTAAAAACACGCTCGCGTTCAGCGCGGAACTTATGCCATTGATCGAGGATTATATGGTCCCAGATGATCGCTTTAGAAAAGTAGGCCGCCCAGCAAATACCACCTGCGATAATTAACGATAATGAAGTTTCTTTGTCATGCGTACTTAATGCAATCAAACCACCTGTGATTAATAAAAACATACCGATTAAAAACAGGTCAATGCTCTTAATCATCTGTTTTAACAAAAACCCTAGAAATAAAACATATTCTTTCATATGCATATCCTTTTATTGTTTTTTAGATTGTTCTTCGTAGTGTGCTGACACACCAAACTCTGGTTCGGCTTCTTTATTACCTTTGATGATCCAGACTGTATCACAATAGTCTCGCACCAAGTCTGGTTCCCAACCATAGAAATAGTAGTCAGTGAACATGATCAGTTTCTTGGGTTCGATATCATGATCTTTCAACCATTCCCAAACACAGTGTGGGTCAGTCCCGCCGCCACCGCCGGGTACAAATTCTAATATCTCACCGACATTATCGTTAGTGAACACTTCTGTATTATGCACAGCAGTATCCCAACCCATGATATGTATGCGGTATTCATCGTACGATTCCATGATACCTTTGATTTCACTTAAGAAGATCTTGAGATCTTCGTCGGTGATAGAACCCGATGTATCAATCCCTACCACTACATCAATTTGCTCACCGGGCTTCATGCCAGGCATGACAGCATCCATGTGCCAGCTACGACGGCTGGGTTTGCTCCAGGTAAAGTCACTTTTAACTGTACTTTCGATCTGTTGTTGCAGTAAAGTGCGCCAGTCCATGACAGGTTCGGTTAGATCACGGATCATGCGTTTGATGTTACCGGGCAAATTACCTGCACCTGATGCCTGTGCTGCTGCTAATACTGCTTCGCGCATTTCGTCTCTGATCTCGCGCATTTCGTCTTTAGAGAGTTTTGGGCGACCACCACTACCTTCTTGATCACCATCTTCGCCTTCGCCGTTACCGTCTAAGTGCTCATCTAATAACTGTTTGGCTAACTTATCAATATCGATCTTCTTAGCATTCTTCATCAGCTCATCGTAGACTTCCTCGGCACTCATACCACGATATTTGTCGTCATACAGGCCTACTGGGATCTTCTCACCAATGCGCTGATCTACTAAGTCACCGTTGACACAGTAGTCATCGGCTATGTTCCAGATCTTAGGATCGCGATCGCCTCGGCGTCCCATGTGATCGTAGACAGCATGCAACACTTCATGCCCTACTAAAAACTCTAATTGTTTTAAGGGCATCTTGTCTACGAACTCGCTGTTATAGTAAAATTTGCGTCCATCGGTAGCAGCAGTCGGACACCATGTGTCGGCATTAACTAACTGTAATCTAGTGGCTAGATTACCAAAGAAAGGTGCACGTAATAATAACCCAATACGTGCAGTGACTAGCTTGTCTCTCGCGCTGGCATCTACCTGCGGATTGGTTTCTGTTTTGGCTTTTGAACGTTCTGCTAAAGTATTATCTGACATTGTTCTGCTCCTTGACTATACTTATATTATAGATTTTAGCGAATTATTGGTCAAATCACTGATCTTGATTTATCCTAGCTTGCATAGCCTCTTCCATGCGTGCTATATCGGGATCTACAGCGTGTTTTTTATTAGGTTTCTTGGGGTTTTCTGTTGTTTTGACCGTTGTTTTATCTGTTTTTGTGCTCTTGTCCTGCTGGCACACTCCTTTATTTTTCAGGATGTTTAATGTATTACAATCTTTGCTAGTAGCATAACTTAGCGCATGATCTGCTGGACTCTTACCGGTAACTCCCCATACGCCTAGACTGACGGCAGTCAATGGATAATCGGCTACTACAGCACATCCTGACAGTATCAGCGACGACAATATCAGGACGGAGATCTTCACAGAAATTTTAACTGCCAGGCTGTTAGAGCACTGTCTTTGAGATAGATCGCGGTCCTGGTGCCGGTATATTCCCATGCCCAGTTGGGATCGTATACGTCGTCACGTAGGTCTCTAGGTGTTTTAAAGAGAGTTAACATCTCTAATTCCATGCTAGGACCAAATGACTCCAAACACCAATTTCTCTGTGACTCCCAACACCAATTTCTCTGTTCAAACATGATCTTTTCGGCTTGTTTATATCCCACCACATGGATTAGGGAATTTGAAAATACCACTCTGTGCGTAAAAATATCATGTCCGGCCATGCGTCGATCTAGTTTGACTAATCGATAACCAAGATTTTGTTTTGCCTGTGCCATATACATTCCCCACACTTTAAAAAAATAGAGGACTTACGGTTACCCTGCCTCTATAAACTAACTACGGAGCGAACTGTTACTTGCCGCTGGCAGCAATGATGTACTTGCCAAAGCGTTTGTGGAACTCATCAAATGACTTCATCTTGCCAGGGATCATTGGTAGATTATAGGTAGTAAGAGCTACTCTAGCACCCATGACCACCAACTCCTGCGTAAAGTTCTGCATCATGAAGCTGAGGAAGTTATCTGCCAGTGCATGCCAATCGGCGATCTTTTCCTTGCCTAACTTCTTGTACTGTTCCTGCAATTCGTAACACATGCTGACAGTCAACGAGTACATGGCAGAGATTTCTTTGGTCTTTAGTTCTTTGACCTTGCCAGACAACACTTCTTCGGGTTTAGGCATCTGTCCCGCTACCTTGCGATGTGCCATGAATTTTACTGCCATACCATCACCTACAGTGCCTGACACTAGATCCATTAACTCTGCATCTGTGGCATCTTCATCCTGCAAGAACTGGCTGACGAATGTCCAGCTGCGTGGTGTAGCGAATGCACGCGAGCTTGATCTTGGGTTAAAGTCAAACAAGTCATTCTTGGCGAATGAGATATAGCCCACCACATCTTTGTGGATATTGTTGGCCACTGCCCAGTCAAACCAGCTGTCAAAGTCTTGGCGCACTTCCAAATGGACAAAACGATTAGCCAATGGTGTGGGCATGCGATAGCTGACACCTTTGTCGCTTTCCCTGTTACCTGCAGCCACTATCACTACATTGTCTGGCAACACGTACTTGCCCAAACGACGATTTAAGATCAACTGATAACCTGCTGCCTGTACCGCTGGAGCAGCACTATTCATCTCATCTAAGAATAAGGTAACAATAGGAAACTGATCAGCCAATTCCTGTGTTGGGAGATCAATAGGCTCTGCCCAATCCATCTTGCTTAAATCTTTATTGTAGAAAGGGATACCACGTAAATCAGTGGGCTCCATCTGACCTAAACGTAAGTCGATCATGTGACCACCAAGTTCCGTGGTCAAATCCGAGATTAATTCACTTTTGCCTACTCCGGGAGGACCCCAAAGGAATACTGGACGTTTGGCTTTAAAAGCTCTTAGTAAACGGCTGCGTGCTTCTGCTATTGTTACTGTACGATTTTCTGTTGCGCTCATAGTCTGCTCCTTGTTAGTTTATAAGTACATTATAGATTTTAGTGAATTATCGGTCAAACGTTACACAAAATCGTAGGCGAATTCGCCAGTATTGCCAATCTGATGCATCTCTATTCTGCCGATTTCTTTGAGTGATAGCACACGCAAAACTTGGTCGGCTTGCTCGTTAGTAAGATTCTGCACAAATAACGTGCCATGGAACCATTCGGTCTTAATTTGTTGATTTGTAAGGGTAATTTTAACCAGTTGATCTACGCAAGTCTCAAACATCGCCGGCTCCTTTTTAACAGTTTATAGTTATATTATAGATTTTTGGCTATTTTCGGTCAACCGAAATAAATTTAATCTTTTATACCAAAAAAATCATAATGATCTCGAAAAGTCCAATTATCTAGATCATTGATTATTTGTCCATTATAAGTTTCGAATTCAATCGGATCCTTGCCTCCTGCTAAACCCACTGTATACCTTTTGAAAAATCTCCAGGGATCAGTATTCTGATCATGCATACCACGAGCATTTAATAATTTATTGCTATCACGTGAAATCCTGCAAGTTGGAGAATTTAACGCTTGGTTAATAGTTATCTTGCCCTCAATCAAAGAATCGCGTATCTGTGCTTCGGGTATAATATGCTCAAAAATAGTTTCAGCTGAAGTTAAACTGATACCTCTCTGATAGTAGTGTGATTTAAATTTTCCCTGTATTGAGTACTTTTGGTATCTACGAATATGGTGGTCGATGCTATCCCGTAATAGTCTAGCTCGCATATCATCTTCGAAAACAGTAGTACGATACACTTCCACTAATCTTTCTAATTCATCGCTGGTAAACGAAAAACAATCGGCATAGGCTTTTTCATTACGCACTACATTAGTCCTGCGTGCCGGGCGATAATTTTTAAATGCTTCTTCTAAAATGTCCATGATTGTCACCTTAGTACAAGTCTGCTGCATCAGGAATAAAAGGTGTACTAGAACTTAATCTAGGTAACTTGTGTCCGGTCCAGGATTTATTCAATTGGTGCCATAAGAAGGTGCCTCCAGAATTCCAGTTCTTGGCCATTTTGTTATTCTTTGGTCTATGTGTCG